AAATTCGCACGGGAGTTTGAATTGAAGGGCGCGTCCACAGAGTTTGCATTTAGGCGCTTGACCAATTGCAGCAAATCAGATTGGCATTTGCACACTTGCAAATTATGAGGCGCTTGGCAATGGACGTGGATGTGAAGGCGATTAACCAGCGCCTCGATGTGCTGAGGCTGTCGCGAAAGGAGCTGGCGCGCCGCGCCGGCCTGCATCAGTCGGCGGTGTCGCTCGTGCTGAACGGCAACACCGATCCGCGCCTGTCAACCCTGCGAAAGATCAACGCAGCGCTCGATGCCGTGGAAGCGGAGACGCGCGAGCAGCTGAATGAAAGGGCGGTGTGATGATGGAAGGCTTCCAAAGCTATTCAAGTCGAGAGGCGCGGCGCCGAGTTTGCGAGGCACGGTTTGCTGATCTGATTAGCTACTATCTTTCCATGTTCGAGCAAGATGAAGACATTGAATGCGTGAACTTCATTTTGAATGTGCGGACGAAAGACCCCGCGAAATCGTGGGCAGTCAGCGAGGTTTTCTATTATCGCGGCGATAAGGCGGTTGCGAACTGGCTGGGGCCGGATGGCGCGCAAATCGTGGAGGCGGAGACGCGCGAGCAAGTGAATGAAAGGGCGGTGTGATGGCTTCATCGGTCCTGGCCGTTATCGACTTCGATCTGGTCGCATTTCCGGACGATCACCCGACCTTGCCCGGCAGGTTGCGGCTGATTTGGACGCACCCGGATTGGCTATGGGCGTGCGTGGCGCCCGAGCGCGTGAGCGATACGGCAACGCATCGACGCGGGCGGCGATTTATCATCTTGCATCGGCCGACGCTGGCGATTTTCCGAGCCGCGAAATTCCCGTTGCCGGTCATGACCTTTCGCCAAGCGGCGGCTGTGGCCGCGCGGCTCGACGCGCGAATGGAGTGGCTGGCTAATATTGGCCCGGCGAACGGCCGAGCCGGGCCTGACGGGCGCCAAAACTACGCCGAATGGACGGCGGAAATCGAAGGCGTGTTGCGGGCCGCACTCGCGGCGGAGGGCGTGCCGTGCTGAGATCGGTCTTTCATGTCGATGTGCGCGATGGGCGCGGCAAGAAGGCGGGCGTGCGGGTGGTGGCGCTCGACGCGGCGGCGGGGCTGCGCGTGACGGTGGGCCTTTCCAAGGCGGGCCTGGTGGACGGGGTGTTCACGATCGATCAGCCGCGCGGCTTCATGCTCGATCAAGCGGTGGGCCTGGCACAACAGGTTCTCGCCGGTAATCCCGAAGCCGTGACGCGCCCGACGGCGCCGATGGAACTCGCGGCGGCGGTTTTGGTGCTCTACGGCATGCACGTGGACCTTGACCTGGCCGACGACGTCGCCGGCGCGGTGGCGGCCACAAATACAAATCAAGGCGAGTAGCGTTTGCGTTTTGCGTGATGGGTCAACCGTGGCGGACAAAACTAGGACATGCGCTGTCCGGTTTTTGTCCGGTTATCGAGGGCGCGAACCATGGATAGCGACAACGGAGTTTTGCGCGCGCGGGTTTCTCGGTTTCTCGCGGTCGAAAAGCGACGCGCGGCGATCGGTGGGCCGGTGATGCAACTGGCTGCGGCGGCGGGCGTGACCGATCGATCCTATCGGCGGTGGCAGGATGGGGACAGCGTGCCGTCCTTTCATTCCCTGGCGAAGCTCGAAGCCGGCATCAAGGCGATGGAAGCCGAGGTGATGACGACATGAGCTATGGCCAAGCCCTGACCGTGGCGGCGCTGTGGCTGGGCGCCGATCTCGATGAGGCGCGGGCCTATCGACCGCGCGGCGGACCGGCTGGGCCGGTGGCCCGGGCGCATCACGTGGCGATGTATGGGTGCCACGTGGTGCTGGGCCAACCGCTGGAAGCGATCGGCGGGGAGGCGGGCGTGTCGAAACAGGCGGTCTCCGCCGTGGTGCAGGTGATCGAGGACCTGCGCGAACGCGACCCGCGCATTGCGGGCGTGGTGCGGGCGGTGACGGCGGTGTTGGAGGCGAGATGATTGAAGATGTTATTCGATGGCTCGACACTTGGTCGCCGGATCGACTGGGGCAAGTGCTCATTTGTGCCACGTCGCTCATGGTGACGTGGACCGCTTTCGCCGTCGTTACTGGCAGTTGGCTTTTGCTCACCGCTTTGAACGGCGTTGGATTTGTTGTGTTTGTCTTTGCCCTGGCGGTCCTGATCGAAAAAGCGAAGGGGCGCGGGCGATGAAGCCGAAGCGGCGGACCCAGTGGAACGCGGGCAATGGGCGCGCCGGGGGGCGGGCGCTGCGCGAGGCGGTGCGCGCCGCGATGGCGGCCGACCCGACGGCGACGCAGGTGGGCATCCGCGAGCGGCTGGGCGCCTCGAAGTGCGCGGTGGCGAAGCATGTGGCGGCGATCCGGCGAGAGGCGCGGAAGCAATGAATGGCTTTGCAAAAACATTCAAGGAGCCGTGGTTTGATATCGCTTTGGCTCCACAGGATGGCACCATTGTTCTGGTGCGGACCGGCGCAAGCAAAAACGTGCATTTGGCGAAGTGGGATAAAATCGAAAACGCGTGGGTGCATACGATCCATCGCGACATAACTCGTCGCCATCGGATCACGCCTCAGCCGATAGCGTTTTGTTTTATTCCGGACGTCCCGGGTGTTCCGGACGCGTCCAATGCGTGACAAGCCAGACCCGCGCGAGACGCGGGAGCGCTACCAGCGGGCGAAACAAGCGGGGCAGGACATGATTTTGTCCCTCCTTGCCGAGCTCGTGCCCGATGGCGTGAAGCGAGGCGACAAGTGGGACGGCGGGCGGGCGCGGTGGCGCGGCGACCGGCACGGCGGATCGCTGGTGATCAGCCTGCGAGCGGACAAGGTGGGCGCGTGGGTGGACTACGCGACCGGCGACAAGGGCGATCTGATCCATCTCGTCCAAATCGCGAACCAAATGACGGCTTCGGACGCGGTGCGGTGGCTGGAAGACCGCGCGGGCATCCGGGCGATGAGCGCGGCGGACCGGGCGGACTTTGACCGGCGCGCCAAGGCGGCGCGCGATAAGGCGGAGCGCGAGGCGGCGGCGAAATCGATCGCGGCGGCGCGCGACGCGCGCGGGATGTGGACGAAGAACGGAGCGCCGCTCGACCTGGCGGACCACTACGACCATCCGGTGGCGGCGTATTTTCGCGGGCGGAGCTGTCCGCTGGAAGGCGTGCCGAACCTGGCGGTGGAGAGTTTTCGCGTCGTCGACCGGATGGATTGGTGGATGTGGAGCCGGTTTCGCGGGCAGTGCGCGCGGGCTTTCCCGGCGCTGATGTCGAAATTCATCGGGCCGGATGGCGGCGGGCGATCGGTGCACGTGACGTTCGTGGACGCGGCGGGGCGCGGCAAGGCGCGCGTGCCCGAACCGCGCCTGGCGAAGCTGACGGCGCGCGGGGTGTCGACGGAAGGCTTGATGATCGAGGTGGCGCACGGCCCGGGCGGCGTGGGGATCGGGCAAGGCGGCGTGCCGGGGCCGGTGATCGTGACGGAGGGGATCGAGGACGCGGCAACGCTGGCGATCGCGGCGCCGGACTGCCGGGTGATCGCGGCGGGAAGCCTGTGGGGCGTGTGCTCGCTGCCGGACCTGGCCGAGGCGTCGGCCTATGTGCTGGCGCGCGACAACGATTGGCACGCCGGCGAGGCACGCGACCAATTCGACCGCGCGGTGGCGCGGCTGAAAGGAGCGGGCAAGCCCGTGGAAGTGATCGAAAGCCCGATGGGCAAGGATTTCAACGATCTGGCGAAGGAGATGGACGATGAGTGAAGAAATCAAGGGATGGGAAGCCGACCATGTGATGGTAGACGAGCTGACGGGCGAGCTCGCGGCCGGCTTTGTTAATGGATGGGATTACCTAATCGGCTCCGGCGATGAGCTTCAATGCGTGTCGGACGCACACAATTGCATTCAAGACTTGCCGTGGATTGGCGTGTTTTTCCCGATCGGATATTCCGACGACTACACGGACGAAACGGGGGTGCCCACGGCGTCGGATCGGCACATCGTGCTGATTGGACGGGTCGTGAAGCAGCCGGATATGCCGGTGGAAACCGTTTGGCGTTTGGCGCGCGAGGCGAAGATGCTCGATGAGCAGGCCGCGCAAAGCTGGGCGGATGTCGACGCGCGAACGCGCTTCCAGCTCGATCTGTGGCGGCGGGTGATCATCGCGATGGTGGCCACGGCGCGCGAGCATGTGGCGGCCTATGACGCGGCGCGGGCCGTGAGTGAGCCGCTGCCGCGCAAGCCGGTGCCGGTGGACGACACGATCTTCGAGCGCGAGAGCGAGCGGATATTTGATCGGGTGACGTATGGCGGTGGCGATCGGGGCCGAGTGTACATGACGTCGCCGATAGCGGAGGCCGAAATTGGTGTGGCGATCGATGGGGCCGGCGAGCCGACCGAGCCGACGGATGCGGCGATTGATGTGGCGATCGACGAAGTGGTGAGCGAGCTCGACGCGGCCCCGGACGGGCAGCCACGATCTGATCCCGATCACGTGGACGATATCCTCGGCACGCCAGGCGTGGACGAGATGCCGCCGCCGAAGCGGACGAAGCGTAAGCGCTGACCTGACCTGAACCCCTGACACCCTGAACCCACGCCCGCGCGGACCGCGCGGGCGATGGAAAAGCCATGTCCGACGACACGAACGACGACAAGCCAAAGCTGACGGTGATTGATGGCGGCGCGCCGAAGGGCGCGGACCCCGCCGGCGCGAAGCCGCGTGGGCACGCCTCGAAGGTGGCGAGCGGCATCGTGGCCGGCGCGCTGCAACGCATCGACCGGCGCGCGGGAAAGGACATCCCGGACCCGGCGCGCGGGCAAAAGCGCGACGGCGTGCCGCCCGGCAAATGGACGCCGGACGCCGACGGCCTGCCGCCCGACTGCCCGGTCAAGCCGCTCGGGGTGGATGGCCGCGTGTTCTACATGGTCGACGCCATGGGGCAATTGTTCGCCGTAGGGGGCGACCATGGCGCCTTTGGCCAAGAGGCGATCCGCGCGGCGTTCGCGGGGCGGATCGATTATCTTTATTGGGCCTTCCCGCAATGGTCTGCGGCGGGCGACGTTAACGGCATCAAGGCGAACTGGGTGCAAGACGTGATGTTCGACGCGTGCGCGCGGCGGGGGCTGTGGACGCCGGCCGACCGGGTGCGCGGGCGCGGCGCCTGGGCCGAAGGGCCGGCCGAGGCAAGCCGGCTGATCTATCACTGCGGCGACCATCTGTGGAGCGACGGCAAGACGGCGGAAACCGGCGCGCGGGCGAGCTATTTCTATCCCCGGGCGGTGCCCCTCCCCGGCCCGTGGCCGGAGGCGATCGACGACGCGATGAACCCGGTGGGCGAGCTCGTGGACATGTTTCGCCAATGGGATTGGAGCCGGCCGCACATCGACCCGTTGATCATGACGGGATGGGTGATGGCGGCGGTGGTGGCGGGCGCGCTGCCGTGGCGACCATCGATCTGGGTGGTATCGGACGCGGGCGCGGGCAAGTCGACGCTGCAAATGATGGTGCGCGAAGTGCTCGATCAGCTCGTGCTCATCGCCGAAAACACGACGGCGGCCGGCATCTATCAGACCCTGAAAAATGACGCGCGGCCGGTGTCGCTGGATGAGACGGAATATGACCCGGACCAAGGGCGGCGGATCCAGGACCTCGTTAGCCTGGCGCGGATCGCGGCCTCGGGCGGGACGATGCGGCGCGGCGGATCGGACCACGCGGCGACGCAGTTTACGGCGCGAAGCGTGTTCTTCTTTAGCTCGATCAACCTGCCGCCGCTGCCGCCGCAAGACTTGAGCCGCATGGCGGTCTTGCGGTTGAAGCCGCTGGAAGCGGGGCGGGCGCCGGTGAAGGCGCCGCGCATGATGGAGACGATCCTTCCGCGCCTCATGCGGCGTCTGGCGGATCGGTGGCGGGAGTTTCCGGCGCTGTTCGCCGCCTATCGACAAGCGTTTTATGAGGAGGGGCACTCGCAACGCTCGCAGGATACGAACGGCGTGTTTCTCGCGCTGGCGCACCTCGCTTTGGGTGACGAGGGGATGGAGCGGGCGGGCTATCGGGTGGACGATTTGCGCGGGTTTGCCTGCGAAATCGGCCACGAGGCGAAGCCCAAACCCAATTGGCGCGCGGCGATCGACCATCTGCTTTCGCGCCCGATCGAGGCGTTTCGCGGCGGCTCGCGGCAAACCGTGGGTCAGGTGCTGTTCCGCCTGCACAACGGCGATCGATCGGACGTGGAGCCGCTGAGCGAGCAGCAGGCGGCGGACCTTCTCGCGGCGGCGGGGCTCGGCCTCAAGCGGGTGGAAGCCGACAACCTGGCGGACGGGTGGTGGCTGGCGGTGCCCAACGGCGGGCTGGTGAGCGAGCTCTTCAAGGGCTCGATCTGGCAGGCGGGGCCGACGGGCGCGGCGGGCTTTACGGAGGCGATCCGACAAGGGCCGCCGACCGTGGTCTGCTTCGACAAGGAGATCAATAGGGCGCGCGTGGCGGGGCTGCCGTGCCGGTGCACGCTGGTCAAGTGGCTGGAATTGGACGCGCTGGAATGAGGCCCCGGCTATTCCGTGCCCCGACCCTTTTTCGCGCGTCCCGACCCGCACCCATAGGAGGGGAAAGCGGTCCTCGCCCGTGGCGCGGACGCCGCATGCGATGCGGCGCCGTCCGCGCCACGGTCTCGGGAAAGTTGACGGGCGAGGCGCGTCTGTAGCGTCGCGGGGTCGGCATGGGCCGTGGGGTCCGGGGGGTGTCCCGACAGTGTCCCAGTGGTGTCCCAAGCTAAATCATTGATATTCAATGACAATATAGGCTTGGGACACCTGGGACACCTGGGACACCCCCCTTACACATACGCGCGCGCGCGCATACGCGAGAGGGTTTGAATGGTGTCCCAAGTGTCCCAAGTGTCTTATCTATCAAATAATTCAATGGGTTAAGACCGGGACACCACTGGGACACTGGCGGGACACTTGGGCAATTGGTGTCCCGGACGCTGGCGGTGCGCCGGATCGGGCGGAAGGCAATAAAATAGAAGGATTTGAAAGGGTTAGCGGTATGGGCGATCTTTTCGAGGCGGAAGACGCGGGCGAAATCGCCTCTCAAGGGGGGGTGGAGCGCGCGCCGTTTTTGCCGCTGGCGGCGGTGGCGCCGGGGCGCGGCGGGCGGAAGCCTGGCGCGCTGAACCGGAAGACGCTGATGCTTGGCAAGTATATGCAGGCAAAGGGGTTTCGCGATCCGGCGGTGACGCTGGCGGAGATCGCGCAGGGCGACCCGTTAGATCTGCTGACGTGGATCAAAAGCGGCGGATCGGCGAAGGATGTGAGCCTGCTCGACGTGCTGAAGCTGCAAGCCGACTGCATGAAGGCGCTGCTGCCCTACCTTCACGCGAAGATCACGCCTGACGCGGTCATCGATGCGTCCAGCCTGCCGGCATTCCACCTGCATTTGGGTGGCGGATCGGCGCCGGGGGGCGGCGGTGGGCTGTCGATCCTTGATATGGTGGTGCCCAATGAAATCAATGGCTTAGCCGTGCGACGCGGTGAGGTGGACGAGGCAAGCAATGGGGAGGGCGGCTAAGTGGTTGATAAATCGAAGACAATCCATGCGGCGCCGCTGATCGAAAATCAGCCGCCAATCCAAGGCCGTCCCGGTGCGCCAGGTGCGAGGCCGTCCCGGCACCTTGGAGCCGGACGGCGCGCCGCGCGGCCTGCCGGCCATGGCGCGCGGGCGCGCGGGCGCCCGACCACCCCTCCCCGAAGCAGGGGGGGCGCCCCCGACAAGGGGTGTTGCGACGCACACCGTTCGAAAATCGAAAAACGCGAAAAAATCGCGATCTCGTGGTGGGCGTGGGGCGCGGGGCTGGGGTCTCCCCCTGGGTGGCGGGCAAGGGGTGCGGGGCGATGAGCGCGCTTCTGACGAATTTTCATCCGCCCGGGCCGGTGGCGGAAGAGTTCATGCGGGATGTGACGTCGCTCTTCCCCGCCATCATGGGCCCAGTGGGCTCGGGGAAGACGACGACGGTGATTTGGAAGCGGTTCGCGCACGCGGCGATGCAGCCGGTCTGCCGCGATGGCATCCGCCGATCCAAGGCCGTGCACATTCATACGAGTTTCCGGGATCTCGAAAAAACGTTGCTGGCGTCGTGGCTGCAATGGTGGCCTAAGAAGTCCGGCTATTCGGATTGGACGGGCGGCAATGATCGGCCGGCCGTGCACACGCTGCGCCTCGACGTGCGGGGCGTGACCACGGAAATCATCTCGGAATTTCGAGGGCTGGGCGACGAAAGCGCCGAAAGCGCCCTGCGCGGCTGGGAGGGTGACTTTGGCCATCTGGTCGAGATGGACCTTCTGGCGCCCGGCGTGTCGACCGCGTTGATCGGACGCCTGGCGCTGCGGCGGTATCCGGGCGGCGGGCTCCTGCCCGAGGGAGTGAGGCCGCATATTCAGATGGTCGGCGACCTGAACGCGCCGGATGTCGATAGCTGGGTGTATCGGGATTTTATCGAGGCGCCAAAGCCAGGTTATAAGCTCTATCGACAGCCGGGCGGGCTTAGTCCAAACGCGGAAAATCGGGCGCGGGCGGCGCTGGAAGACTATCAGCGTATGGCCGCGACCATGGCGGATTGGGAAAAACGAAGGTATATCGATAATCAGTTTGGGTATTCGCGCGACGGCAAGCCGGTTTACGCGGAATTCGATGACCAACGGCATATTGCCGCCGTGCATTTCGACCCAAATCTGCCGCTTGTAATTGGTTTTGATGTTGGGATGCAGCCGTCGGCGGTCTTTCTGCAGCCCTGTGCAAACGGGCAAGTTCGCGTATTGGCGGAAGTGGTCCCTGATCATGGTTGCGGAGCGTCGCGGCTTGCTGATCTACTCGTAGGGACATTAACAGGGCAGTTTTTTAAGGCGTCTGATGTCGTCGCATACGGCGATCCCGCCGCGCAGTATGGGGCGGATCGGGAGGCGGGCGAAAACACCGCGTTGGAAATCGTTCAGCGCCGGCTTGGCGTTCCGGTGTTAATCCCTGGCGACGGGTCAAATGAAATTGAAGTCAGGCTGGAGGCTGTCCGAGGCCACCTAAGAGCGACAATTGATGGTCGGACCCCTGCGCTTTTGGTCGACCCCTCTTGCAAGTACCTGATCAAGGGGTTTGCGTCCAAATACAGATTTCGACGTGAACGTGGGGCCAGTGATGTTTTCGTGGACCGCCCCGACAAATCGCAGCGCCCGTACGCCGACGTCCACGACGCGCTGCAATATGCCTGCCTGGGCATTCAGGGCCGCATGGGCGTGATCGCGGCGGCCGTGGGCGAGACGCGCGGCCGAAATGCGGCCGGATGGGGCGCCGCGCGGCCGGCGAAATTCAATGTCTTCTGAGGGTATCCGGCCGGCGACGTGGCTTGATGTGGTCGCGATCGTGCCGCGCGCGCCCGTCGGCGTGGTCGTGGGCCTGCGCAGCCAGCTGGAGGCCGGGCCGGCCTATGCGCTGACGCGGGGCGGGCGCGTGGTGATGATCGCGGGCCTGGTGCCACTGCCGGGCGGTGGCGCCGGGGGCTGGTTCGTGCCCGGGCCGGGCGCGGCAAGCGCCATGCGCGCGATGGTGCGCCACGCGCGATTGACGCTGGCGGCCGCGCCGTATCGTCCCGTCATCGTGCAGGTGAAAAGCGAGGCGGGGCGCCGGATCGCGCGGGCCATCGGCTTTTCGCCTGGGTGGGGTGGCGGCCCGGATGAGGTGATGACCTATGGGTGAGATGTTCGGCGGCGGCGCCAAGGAAACGGCCGAAAAGCAGCAGCGAATGGCGATTGCCCAAGCGGCTCGGCAGTCGGCGGACGCGGACCGTGCGTTGGCGGCCGCGCGCGGCGGCGCAAGCGGCAAGGGCCAGCGCCTGTTGCGCTTCCTCGATCCGACCAACCAGCAAAAGACGTTGGGTTGATCCATGGCCGACCTCGAAAGCCTGAAGCGGCGGCGAGCTACGGCTAAGGCGCATTACGACGCGCACAAGCCTATGCTCGACGATGTCTATGACTTTGTTTTGACGCACCGAAAATCGACCCGCGACACCGGCAACGGCGAGCGCCGCGAGGGCCGCGTGTTCGACTTGACCGCGCCAACGGCCGTGATGCGCGGCGCCGGCCGGCTGCATCAAGACTTGGTTCCGCCCGGCTTTTTCCGGCTCGAGTTGGGGCCGCTCGCGCGGCTCGCGCTGAAGGGTTCGCCGGCCGAGCTGGCGAGCGCGCAATTACAGCTCGAGGAAATCTCGGGCATCGTGGCCACGTTTTTCGAGAGTGGCGAGTGGGATAATGCCTTTCTTGAAATGTCGCTCGACCTGCTGGCGGGCACCGGCTGCATGCTGATCCTACCGGGAGACGACGCCCGGCCGGTGCGGTTCGCCTGTATCCCGATCAACGAAGTGATCTTGGAGGGTGGCGCTTATAGCGATATCGCTGGGATTTATTGGACGCGGCAATGGTCCTATCGCGCGCTGCGCGAGGCCTACCCGGAAGGAAAGTTCGGGCAAAAATTCAAAGACCAGGAAGTGGCCGATGCCGACAAAATGGTCGACTGCCACGTCTATTCGACGTGGAACGCCAAGAAGAGCCAGTGGGACTTGGCCGTCCAAGCGGACTGCGACAACGAAATCATTCACGAGGCCGGGACGATCACCTGCCCGTTTATCACGCCGCGCTGGTGGCTGATCCCCGGCGAGGTTTATGGGCGCGGCCCGATCACACAGGCGCTCCCGGCGATCCGCACGGTGAACCTGGCGCAGCAGCTGCAATTGCAGACGGCGGCGATCGTGCTGAGCGGGATCTACACGGCGGTTGATGACGGCGTGTTCAACCCGGCTGCGTCGCCGGTGGCGCCCGGCGCGTTCTGGAAGGTGGCGCGCAATGGCGGCGTCGCGGGGCCGTCGGTCGTGCGTCTGCAAGACCCTCGGATCGACCTGTCCCAAATCATCATCAAGGATTTGCAAATCGCCATTCAAGGCGCGCTGCTCGACGCCACCTTGCCGCCCGATGGCGCGGCGGTGCGTTCGGCGACCGAGATCATCGAGAGGGTCAAAAAGATGGCGTCGGACTATACCGGCGCTTTCGGGCGGCTCGTCTCGGAGATCGTCGTGCCCGTGATCAAGCGCGTGATGGAAATCGCATATAATCGCCAGCTCATCGCGACAAAGGTGCCGATCGATCAGCTGTTGGTTAGGGCGCGCGTGGTGTCGCCGCTCGCGCAAGCGCGCCAGGCGCGCGAGGTGGAGGTGATCACGCAAGGCCTACAAATGGTGGCCGCGCTCGACCCATCGCTGATCCCGCGCCTGATCCAGTTGGAGCCGGCTTTGTTCGAGGTGCTGCGCGCCATGGGGGTCCCTGAGCGTCTTTTCACGACGCTCGAACAGCGCGCCGCGATCGACAAGCGCGAAGCGCAGGCGGCGGCGGCGGCGCAGCTGATGGCGGCGGCGCCGGCCGCCAAGGATGCCGCGCAAGCCGCCGCGACGGCCGCGACGATAGGAGCCTGAATTCATGGACCCCAACGCCTTTATGCGCCACGCGGCGCCGACGCGCGAGACTGGCGCGGTGATGCCGTCCGAAATCAGCGCGGCGGCGGGGCTCGACCCCTACCTGATCAACACGTTGTTTTCAGCCCAAGCCGCCGCGATCGATCGGCAAAAGCTGGCGGACCAAAAGCGGGTTGACGAGCGGCGCCGGTTGGCGTCGGCCGTGGCGCGCCTTTTCGCGACCGACGACGGCAAGCTTCTGCGCGGCTATCTCGACCGGGTGTTGAGCGAGCCGACGTTCTTAGCGCTGAAGGGCTTGGGCAATGATGAATTTGTGCAGATCGGGGCATTCCGCGAAGGCTGCAATGCCACGATCCGCGCGCTGTTTGAGCTGGAAAGGGAAGCCGAAACATGACCGACACCGCCGCCGCATCCACCACCCCCGCCACTTCCGAAGCCGCGAAGGGCGCCGCCGCGCCGTCCGCCGACGCGGCCGCCCCGGTCAAGGGCGCGCTCGACGCCGCGAAGCCGGCCGCGACGGACGCGACGAAAGACCAGGCCGCGCCGCCCGCGGCCGACCAGACCGAAGCCAAGCCGGGGGGGTATCGCCCGGACGGGTTGCCGGAACATCTCCTTGGGATGAGCGACAAGGAGACGATCGACAACCTCAAGAAAGCGTACGAGGGCGCGCGGGGCAAAATCGCGGAAGGTGTGCCCAAGACCCCGGATGAATACGAGTTCAAGCCCTCGGAAGAAGCGGCCAAGCTGTTCGGGGCCGACCTGAAAGCCGACCCGGTCTTGACGGCGCTGCGCGCGCAAGCGCACGCGGCCGGCCTGAAGGGCACGCAGTTCGACGCCTTTTTGAATGGGGCGATCCCCGAGTTGACGAAGCTCGGCATCGTGACGCCACCGATTGACCAGAAGGCGGACCTGGAAGCCTTGCGGGATCAGCTGCGCGGCATGGGGCGCGCGCATGATGACCAGGCGGTGACGGCCGAGATCGCGAAGTACGACGCGTTTATCGATGTGTTCGGGAAGCAGGCGGGTCTTGACCCGGCCGCGATCCAAACCATGAAGGCGTTCGCCGACCTGCCGGCGGGCTATCCGGTGCTTCGAGCGATTGAAAAGGCGCTCGGCGCGGCGCCAATCGCCATGGGCGGCGGTGGCGCGGCTGCCCAATGGACCAAGGAAAGCTTGCGCGCGGCGCAGGCCGACCCGCGCGCCGACATGAACAGCCCCAAATATGACGCGAAGTTCGCCGCCGAAATCGATCGCGGATATCAGCAACTTTATGGGCGCGGCAACGGTTGACGCGCCGCCGTCCCGCCTAGCGTCGGGTCAGCCACATAGACGGCGGACCCGACGCGCGATTGGCCTCTCCGGCCCTCCGGACCCGAAAGCGCATGGCCTCTCTGCCTCGGTGGATACCCATCCATTGACGCGAGGACATAGCGATGAGCGACACCGCTCCCAGTTGGTTCGTTGAACAGTACCGCGACCGGGTGACCCACGTTTACCAGTCGAAGGGCTACCTGCTGAAGGGCATGGTGATGCCCGAAGGGACGCTCGAAGGCACCCGCGCCTATTGGCCGGTGATGGCGACCGGTACCGCCCGCAAGAAGGTGCGCGGCAATACCGCCGTGCCGATGAACGCCGGCAAGAGCCGCGTTTCGGCCGACCTCGAAACGTTTGAGGCGTTTGACGAGGTGCACACGTATGACCTATCGCGCCTCGGCCCGAACGAAAAACAGGCCATCCAGGAAAGCGGCGCCATGGCGCTCGGCCGATCGGTCGACGGCGAAATCATCACTAAAATGAACGCGTCGGCCGCGACCAGCGGCGCGAACTACATCGCCAATACCTCGACGGCCTTTGGCCTCGTGGAGGCGATGAGCATGGTTCAGGCGCTCCAAGCCAAGGAAGTGCCGATGGACGGCAACATTTGGTGCGGGCTTCACTCCAAGCTCTGGAACCATCTGATGTCCTGGAAGCAGTTTTCGAGCGCGGACTATGTCGGCGCCGATCTGCCATTTAAGGCAAGCCGTCCGGGTAAGACCTGGAACAACGTGAATTGGTTCTTGATCCCCGACACCTATTTGCCGGTGCCGACCACGAACCAGATCGACGTCTTCATGTGGCACAAATCGGCGCTCGGATGGGCCAATAACGCCGACCTGAAGACCATGATGCAGTGGGACAACCGCGCCGGCTGCTGGACGATCCGCATGGAAGCCGAGGGCGCGGCCGTCTGCATTCAGCCGGACGGCATCGTCCGTGGGCGCTTCCTGACCAACCAGGCAATCACCGCGAACTGATCGGCCGCGCGGCGCGCGGCTGAAGCCCCGCGCCGCTGAAGCCCCGCGCCGCCCCTCCCCTTTCTCGAAGCAAAGGATCGCCGTCATGGCTTTCACCGTCGATACCCTCAAACGGATCACCATTGGTCCGTCGCTCGGCACGGGCCGCAACAGCGTCAAGTCGCTGTGGATGTACGTCACCAACGACACGGCGGCGGCCGTGGAGACCACCGGCTACTTCAACGCCAACGTCGCCAACTTCTCGGCCGGCGATCAAATCAGCGCCTCGCTTGACATGGACGGCACGCCGGAAGGCCGGATCTACCTCGTCACGGCGGTCACCGCCACGGCGGTCACGGTCGCGCCGTTCAAGGCTACCGCCATCGCGTGATCTTGATCGGCGGCGGCGGCGCGGCGCGGGGGGTCCGTGGCGGCGGCCCCGCGCCGCTTTCCCAACCAAATTCGATGCTTTTGGGGCGGTGATATGACCGTAAATGAAGCGCAATTGCGCCGTCTTGCTGCTGGCCCGTCCAAGGGCATCGGCGGCGCCAGCGTGAAGAGCCAGTGGATGCTAGCGACCGACGACACGTTGGCGGCGATCGAGGCGCCGGGGTACTTTAATAGCCAGGTCGACCAGCTCGTGGTGGGCGATCAGATTTTCGTCTCGGCTAATCTGGCCGTTGCGCCGACCACACAAACCTATGTCGTGTCGGCCAAGACGCAGACGACGGTGACGGTGCGACAAAGTAATGAGGAGTGGTCATTTCATACGCGCGACGCCGCCGTGGCCGCGATCGCGAGCGGCTTGATGCCAAAAGCCAACTTCGTTTATTATATTCAAGGCGAACAATACATCGGGGCCGCAGGCGCTTCCGCTCTCCCCGGCTTGCCCGGCCTCTTACCAGTTGCCCCGGCGCGGCGCGCGCATTGGGGGGTGGACGATCTCCTTGGTGTCGAGTGCGAAGTTGTCGCGTCCGGTGGCATGTCGGACGCCACGACGTGCCGAACCAAACTTCCGCCGCTCGTAATTTTCGTGTCTGGTCAGTCCAACGCGGAAAACCTTGATGCCGCCGACGCGGCCACGCGGGCGCCGCTGCCGAGGCGGGTGCGCCATTGGTCTTACTACGGTTCCGGCATCGCGTCGGACGAGGCGGCGACGAATTTCGTCGGCGAATGGATCGCCGGCAGCAAGCGGACCGCATCCGACCCGGTGCTTTATATGTCGTGGGGTCGAGGCATCGCCGAGGCGGCAGCCGAAGAATATCCAGATCGACCGATCTATATTTTAAGCGTGGCCAAGGGCGGCCTATCCATCGCGCAGTGGATCGATGGGGCGGCTCATCCAAGGATGATGACCGCGATCCGTAACAACGTCCCGGTTGCGCTGGCGGCGATCGAAGATGAGACCGGATGGCCCGTTGAGGCGGTTGACGTCTTCGGTTGGAGGCATGGAGAAAGCGACTATCTTTCATCGACGTATCGGTCGCAGTTTGACACGTTCATGGACCAACTCTGGGATGAGGATTGGTTTCGTCGTTCGACCCCAATCGTCATGTCCGGCATGCCAAGGTTCGGAGCGAGTTGGGAGCCTGGCAACAAAAACATCATGGAGTGCGTCGCGGCGGAGCCCGAGCACAGAGTGTTCGTCGACCCGGGTTTTCTGCCAATCGAGTATTGGTACGGCCCAACCTACGTGCACATGACGAATGGTGGATACAGGTTGTCTGGCCGCGCGGCGTGGGATGCTCTCCAAGGGCGCGGCGGCGTGCGGCCTAATCATCGGATCGTCTACGATAGCGTCACTGGCCGCATGCTGTTCGGAGATGGGCGACCGGGCGGGCATGAGTTTACGTTCGCGAAAAATCAAAACGACACAACATCCGTCGCGATCTCAAATAACGACACGGGCGCCGCGACGATTGCAAGCCTATTGTGGGCGGCGGGCCTAACTGCGGACGCGCAAATCGCGGCTGGGGATGGCGCAATTGGTCAAATCCAAGTGTTCGGCGATGGCCGGATGCAGGTGCGGCATGATGGCATTGGTAATCTTGACATTCAGCATGACCGGGAGGCGGGTCTGATCCGATGGATCCATTCTGGGCAGGTGGTGCTGTCGGTGTCTAGCAGTGGGCTGCTTACTGGCATTGCGATCACGCAATCGGCGGCGGACGCGACGGCGGGGCGGCTGATTAAGGTTGGCGATTTTGGGCTCGGCGGCCAGAGCTCCCCCTTGATCGCGGACCTGGACGCCGCATCCATTCCGGGCGGCATGAAGTATCGCTACGACACTGCCGCGTCGCCGACACCCACGACCGGAACGCTGCCGAGCGGAGCCGCCGCCTCTGGGTGGGTCGAGACGGTCCGGTTCGACGGCGGCACCTTGCTAATGGTCCTCACGGAAAATGCCTCCGCGCTGCGCACGTGGCGCCGCCGCCGCACTGGTGGCACGTGGGGCGCGTGGCAGGGTCCAACTTAGCCGGAGTAAAATTGAACATGCCCGTGGTTGCCACCAAGCTCGACGTGATCAACCAAGCCATGGCGCGGCTGGGCGGGGAGCCGTTCGCCAGCTTGTCGGACGTGGTGCCGGGCGCCGGCATGGCGTCGATCATCTACGATCAAGTGGTGTCGGTGATGTGCGGCGCCTATCCGTGGCCGTTTTCGACCCAGATGTTTAGTCTTGTGCTTGCCGAGACCGTGCCGGCCGATGGGTTCCTGCGGGCATTCACGCTGCCCGAAGATCGGCTGGGCGACCCGCTGTCGCTGCACGCGAAACCAAAAGAACCTGGCCTCGTGGAAACTCGCTATAGGCTGGTGGGACAGCAAGTGTGGAGTGACGCCCCGGCCCTGTGGGCCTCGTGTTTGGTTTTGACGCCGCCTTACCGGTGGACGCCGGGCTTCGTCGAGGCCGTCGTGCTTGCGCTCGCCAGTGAATTGGCGCTGCCGATCTGCGGCGATGACGGCAAACGGGAGACGTTCGCGCGCGCGGCGGCTGGCACTCCAAGCGAGGGCGGGCGTGGCGGGGCGATCGGGCGCGCGATGCAGCTCGCCGGCCGCGCGCAATCGGTCGCGGCCCTGCCGCTGGCGTCAAACCCGATGACGCAAGCGTGGCGGGGGAGCGGCCAATGGTAGAAGTGACGGGCCGCATTCAAGTAGCCTTTACCGCCGGGGAGATCGACCCGGCGATGGTCGATCGCACCGAGCTCAAGTACTACCATTCAGGCGCGCTGCGCGCTGAAAACGTGGTATTCGCGCCACAGGGCGGGTTCCGGTCGCGTCCCGGCTTGCGGCGCGTGGCGGCGGTGCCTGCCGACGCTCGGGCCCTGTTGTCGTTTGTAAATTCGCAGGGCGCCTCATACGATATCGTGCTGTCGCCTAGCGTGGCGACAATCCAATCCGGCGCGAGTGTCGCGGGCACCGTGTCGATCCCGCATAATACGGGCGGTAAAATCGACACCCTGGGCGCGGTGCAAGCTCTCGATACGCTGTTGCTGTTTCATCCGGACCACCCGCCGCATCGCATCCGGCAGTTGCCAGCTGGATTTGCCGGCGATGTCGCGCCGATAACGAATATTCCCAATTATGACTACGGCGGAACCTATTCGAACGGCGTAGCGGCCGTCTGGGACCTGCAATTTATTACAGACACAAACAGTATATCGTTTCAAATTAAAGTAAATGACGAGGAAACAAATGCGATCCCAATGGGGGCGGACCTAGACGATTTGGCCTCGCGAATTCAAGCGGCGCTGCTGGCGCTGCCGTCAATCGCGACGGGGTTGACGTGCGCTCACGTGATCGATGCCGGGATAGACTATTTTCGGGTCACATTCGCCGGCGCTGATAATGTCGCCCGTGGAGATACGTGGGCCGTTTCGGGCAAGATCGTGAACAAGCCCGACGCCGCCGTCGTCGTGTATAAACGCACGGTCGGCGTTAAGCCGGGCGAGCCGTTAATGTCGTCGGCGCGAGGATGGCCGACGACGGGGTGTTTCTATCAACAACGGCTGATCCTGGGCGGGTTTAAAAGCCTGCCGAGCGCATGGATGGCAAGCAAGACGGGCGACTATTACAACTTCGACGATCGCGTGACGACGTCGGCCGGGCCCATGCTGGTCCCGATGGACCTGCCCGGCAATGAGCGGATCGAGCGGCTCGTGGCCGGGCGATCTCTGATGGTGTTTACGTCCGGGGGAAACTACTGGCTATCGGACCGCACGATCGCGAACGGCACGCCGCCCAACCACGTGAAGGCGGGCGCGGAAGGCATCCGCCCGGGCGTGCCCGTGGTGGAAAGTGCCGGCTCGGCGATCTTCGTGCACAAGCAAGGCTCGGTGATCGGGCGCTTCTCATACGACGAAGTCGCGGGCAACTTCGTGCCGTCCGATCTGTCGATCCTGGCGGCGCACTTGGTGCGGGCGCCAAAATCAATAGCGATCGCGCGAGCGACCACAAGCCAAGACGGCGACCAGCTGGTGGTGTGCCAGTCCGACGGATCAGGGCTGATCGCGACCCTGCAAGCCGAACAAGACGTCACCGCGTTCGCGCGGTTCGAGGTCGATCGCGGCTTGGTCGCCGTGGGTGTGGACGGTGAAAACCGGATCATGGCTATCAAGCCGGACGCTAGCGGCCGGTCTCTTCAGAAGCTTGAGGCGGGGCTTCTCCTCGATGACGCCGTAACGCTAGCGCCGCCCGGGGGCAACCCGGCCAGTTCAACCGTGTATACCGGCCTCGACCATCTCGACGGACGGATCGTGTGGGCGGTGGCGGCGAACCGGGTTTATGGCCCGCTGACCTGCGCGAGCGGCGTGGTGTCGGTGCCGGCCGCGATCGCGACCACGATCACGTTTGGCACGTGGAAGCCGCCGATCGTGGAAACCATGCCGCTGCCGCGCGACGTGGGGCCGCGCATCGTGCGGCGCAAAAAGGCGCGCATCCACACGGTGATCCTCTCCGTGCTCGACACCACGTCGATCGCCGTGCAGGCGAACGGCGGGCGCCTTTGGACCGCGACGGCCGCGCAGCTGGGGCGCGCCGATGACGCGGCGGAGTTGGCCGCAGGGTTTACCGGGCAAATCACGATGCAAGGTCTGACCGGCTGGGTGGACGCGCCGACGGTGCGCATCACTCAGACGCGGCCCGGACGCCTGCACGTGCGATCGGTAACCATCGCGGCCGAACTGTGAGGGTGCCTCATGACGATGATTTTCGACGTCATCCCCGCGATGATCGCCGGGTCGGCCGCGACGGCCGCGACGGCGACGGCGGCGGGCGTGCCCCTAGGCCTGACGGCGGCGGCGAGCGCGGGCGCCGGCATCCTGGGCACGGGCATGACGGCCGGCTCGCTGCTGTCGGGCGCGCTGACGGCGGGGTCGGTTCTGACCGGGATTGCCGGCGCGATGGCGGCGGCGGACGGCGCGAACGCGCAGGCGTTTAACGCCAACATGGACGCGATGACCGAAGAGGCACAACTGCATCAACGCCAGACGGCGATGAAGCGCGAGCTCGCCAAGGTGCTCGGCGAGACCGACGTGGCCTATGCCGCGTCCGGCATCGATATTTCGGCCGGCGCGGCCGAGACAGCCCGGGCCACGGCCGAGCAACGGTTTGTCGACGAAAGCACGATCGATCGCGGCCAAACCTCCGGCCGGATCGGCCTTTTGAATGAGCGGGCGCGAATGCTGCGGCGGATGGGGCAACGCCAGCTCGCGTTGGGTGTTGGCGGGGCGCTGCTGGGTGGGCTCGGCGGACTGAAGGTGGCGTGATGGTGAACTATCGCGGGGCCGCGCCGACGAAGCCCGGCACATTCGACGCGACGGCGCCGATTGCCAGCATGCCCGACCTGCCGGCCGATGGAGGCGCGGATTGGAACGCGCTTTCGCGGACGATGGCAGGGCTTTCTAACCACTTACAAGACCTGGCCGCGCGCGCGCAGCGCAAGGACGAGATGGCGGCCGTCGACCAGGCGAAGCGCGACGCGCTGTCGGCGGTGCAGGCTGGCGACCAGGCGGGCGACGACGCGGCGCCGACGCAACGCCGGCCGCGCGGGGGCCTCTCGAACAATCCGATCGCGGCCAAGGTGCGAGCGACGGCGGACGCGGCCGGCCTGCCGGGCGATATCGTCGCGGGCATCGTAAGCCAGGAAAGCGGGTTTGACCCGGCGCGCCGGCCGATCGGCAAGGACGGCAAGCCGTTGTCGTCGGCGTTCGGCCTGTTTCAGCTATTGAAGGACGAGCGGGCGCGGTTCGGGCTGGGTGATAGCACGGACGTCGATGGCCAGATCAAGGCCGGCATCGCCAAGATGGGCGAGAACTGGAACGCGGCCAAAAAGGCGCTTGGCCGCGACCCGACGCCGGGCGAATTCTACGCGGTTTATTATCAGGGCATCGGCGCGGGGCCGCGCATCCTGGCGAACCCGTCGGGAGACTTTCGAGCCACGCTCGACACCATCAAGCCCGGCTGGGGTGGCACGGTCATTCGCGCGAACCCGTGGCTCGCGAGCATCAAGACCAACGCCGATTTCATCGCGTGGTCGGAAAAGAAGATCGGCGACCGCATGGGCGGCGCCGCGCCCGCGCCGGCGCCGTCGGTGCCGCCGCAGCCGCTCGCCTTGCGGCCGAACGGCACGCCGGCCGCCGACGCCTATAACGACACCGTGCGCGAGGCGATGCTGTGGCGCGCCGACAAGGACATTCGCGAGGAAATCGCCGCGATCGAAAAGGACGCCGGCGCCGACCCGGACGCGATCGAAGCGGCCCTGAACAAGGCGATGCAAGCGCGCCTCGCGGCGCTGCCCGATGACTTCAAGCGCGACCCGGAAACCATCGAGCTTTTGACAAAGACCTATGCGGCGCGCTCTGGCGCGGCGATCGCCGACGCGCGGGCGAAGCGCGAGCAAGCGGCGGACCTTGAGCGCCGCCAGGGCTTCGACGACGCCACGGCGGCGGCGCGCACGGGCATCGAGCGCGCGGCTTTCCAGTGGGGCGCGAACCCGCAAGGCGACCAGGCGGTGACCGCCGAAATCGGCCGCGCGACGGCGGCGATCGACGCGGCCGTGACGGCCGGCCTGATCACGCCGACGCAGGGCGACAAGAAAAAGCGCGACCTCCTCGAGGACGCCACGATGGCGCGGGTGCGCGGCACGTTCTCGGCGCTGCCCGATCCGGCCGCGCAAGACCGCTTCGCGGCCGAGCTGATGGACCGGTGGTCGAAGGGCGATGAGATGTTTGCCGGGCTCTCCGGCGACAAGGCGCGGGCGCTGGTGACCGAACTGCGCGGCGAAGCGCGGCGGGCGGCGGCTGCGACGACGGCGGACGCCCGGGCGCGCCGGGTGGAATTGCGCCGGCTGGTGGCGGACGATGTCGCCAGCGTGACGGCAAGCGGCAAGGGGATTGACTGGGCCGGCAAGGGCTTTGACGCGGCGTCGATCGCGGCGACGCTGGGGCCGGCCGACGCGGCAAAGTGGGTGGCGGATCGCCAGGTGGCGGCGGACGTCTACATGGGTACGGCGGGGCTTGACCGGCTGACGCCGGCGGATATCGCCGAACGGCTGAAGGCGCTCGCGCCCGAACCGGAAAGCGACGGCTTCGCCGACCGGCAAAAAGTGTTCGACGCGGTGAAAAAGCGCGCGGACGCGCTGATGAAAGAGCGAGCGGCGGACCCGGCTATGGCGGCGGATCGCGCGTTTCAATTGACCGACACGGACCCCGAAAAGCGGGCGGCGGCGCGCATCACGGCGCAAGAGGCGATGGGCCTTCCCGATCTCGCGCGCGAGCCTCTGACCGTGTCGGAAGCCAAGGCGTTGATTGCGCCGGTGCTGCGGGCGGCGCCGGGGCAAGAGGCGCCGGCGCTGAAGGCCGTGCTCGAGCATGTCGACAAGACCTATGGGGCGATGGCGGACGAGGTGGCGGGCCAACTGATCCGGCAAACGGGCGTCAATCGCGAGATGGCCGGCTATGGCGCGTCGCTTATCCGGAAGCTTGCGATGGGGCAAACGCCGACGGTGCGGGAGACGCGCGGGGCGGACAAGGCGGCGGAACGATCGGCGGCGGAACGGTTCGCGCCGGCGCCGGCGCCCGCGCCGTCGATCCCGATGAAGGGCGCGGCGCCGGTCAATCCGGCCGCGCCGGCGCCGTCGCTGAAAAGCCTTCCCAGCCGGGCGGCGATCGACGCGCTGAAGGCCAACCCGGGGATGGCCGGCGACTTCGACGCCAAATTCGGCGCGGGCGCGGCGGCGCTTTATCTCGGGGTGACGACACCGGAAGCGGATGAGGCGTGGGCGCCGTGATGTGCAAAGGTGAAAACACATGGAGGATGCGATGAATAATTTTCGAGTGAAGTATGTCGGGACGCTATCTCGGGCCGAGCGGCATATTCGGCTGTTTCGCGTCATGTGGGAGCGCGGGCGCGTTGGTGACGGGCGTGGATACTCTGTAAAGTTGGCGATCGGTCTAGTGCCGCGCATGTTTACATACGATCGTGGCGTACTTGGAGAAGTTACTTTGTCAATAGCCGGTCTGCGTGTGCATTATCGGCGATCTTATGGTGGTATTTTTGTTTGAGCGGGCGGTCGGACGCTTGACAGCGCGACGCGCCCCCGATGCTGCGATCAGCACAGGGGGCGCGCATGGCGAACCAGAAGCCGAATTTTTTCGACCAGTTTGATGGTGAGCCGGCGCCGGTGGATGTGCCGGCCTTCTCGGGCGAGATGACCCAAGGGCCGCGCCCGACGCTCCTTGAGCGGTTCCGCGCCAATGCGGACGCGGGGTTTCGCTATAATACCCTGTTGGGCGCATCCGCCGACACGCTCGACCCGGAAGGGCGGGCGCGGTTCGATCGGCAATATGAGGCGATGCCGCAATGGGACGGGCTGTTGGAAGGCGCGGCGGCGCTCGCCGGCCAATTCGTCGGATCGGCGGGCACGCCGGAAAGCTTCATCCCGATCGGCGTTGGATCGCGCGTGGCGGCCGGCGCCGGCCTTCGGGCGTCGTCGCTTTCGGCGCGCATCCTGGCGGGGGCGGTGGACGCCTCGATCGTCAATGCGGTGACGGATGCGGGGATCCAGCGAATCGAAATCGGCGCGGGCTTCCGTGAGACCTTCGATCCGATGCAATGGGCGATGGGCGTTGGCCTGGGCGCGGCGATCGGCGGCGCGCTCCCCGCCGCTGGCGCGGGCGCCCGCGTCGTTGGCGATAAGGTGGCGGACGCGATCGATCGGCGCCTCGCGGCGAAGGAAGAGCCCGCGCCCGCGCCGGTGGCGGGCGAGCCGGGGGCGGCGGCGCCGACGGCGGGCGCCATCGATGAGGCGGCGCCGGCCGCGAGCGAACCCGCCGCGCCGGGCCCGGACTCGGCGGCGGCAACGGATGCCGTGCCCGATCCCGGCCTGACGATCGTCAACGAACTGCCGCCCGCTGATGGCGCGCCGATGGACGTAACGGTGACGCCGGAACCCGCCGCGCCGGAACCGGCGCCGACGGCGGGCGAGGAAATCGCCGCGCGGGTGGACGCGATCTTGACCGCGGGCGAAGTGCCGGACCCCTTGATGGGGGTCGACGTGCCCAGCGCCACGGCGGACGAAATCCGCGCGCTGCCCCAGCCGGGAAACCCGGACTTGCCCGTGGGGCCTGTGATGGTCGACCCGACGGCGCTGAAGGTCGATGCCGAACAATTCCAATTCAAATCGCAAGGCGACGCGGAGGGCGTCACGGACGCGCTGAAGGGCATTACCAAATGGCGACCGGAACGGGCGAACCAAATTATTGTCTGGCAGAACAAGGCGGGTGAGCTCTACGTGGTCGACGGCCATCAACGATCGGGCCTGGCCCGGCGCCTAGTGGCGGATGGCTATGAGCGCGCGATCCGGGTTCCCGCCGTCGTGTTCCGCGAGGCGGACGGATGGACGGCGGACATGGCGATGATGCAAGCCGCCTATAAGAACATCGCTGAAGGCTCGGCCTCGACGGTCGACGCGGCGAAAATCTTGCGGGCGGGCGGCGATGATCAAGACTTGCCGATGTCGCGCGACGGCATCCGGCAGGCGCGCGACCTGGCGAAGCTGTCGGACGAGGCGTGGCGCTACGTCGTGAATGAACAAGTGGACCCGCAATATGCGCGGTTCGTCGGGCAGGTGCTCGCCGATGATCCGACGCGCCAAGTGGCGGCGATGAACCTTTTCGTCAAGTCGCCCCCCGACAACGTGAACCAAGCGGCGATCGCGGTTCGCCGCGTGCGCGATGCCGAAGTGACGCGGCGCGAAGCCGGGGCGCAAACCGATATGTTCGGCGGCGCGATTGATAGCGCCGTGATGGAAGAAAGCCGGATCGTGGCCGAAGCGATCAAGGTGCTGCGACGCGATAAGGCGCTGTTCGCGCGGCTGACCAAGGATGCGGACCGGATCGAGGAGGGCGGCTCCAAGGTCGACCGCGACCGCGCGGGCGCGATTGTCGATGAGGCGGACAAGGCGGCGGCCTATGTGGAAAAGCTGGCCTTCCGCGCGGGTCCGATCCGCGATATGGTCAAGGCCTTATCGAAAGAGGTGGCCAATGGAGAGACCCGGCTTAACGAGGCTGCTGAACGCCTTGCGGACGGCATCCGGCGCGGAGAAGGAGCGCTTCCGGATGGCGGCGCGCCACGGCGTGGAGATGGCGGGAAATCCGAATTGGCCGGCGCCAAAGCCGAACGAAAGCCAGAACCCGCCAAGCCCGAACCGGCAACCGAACGAACCGCGATCGGCGACCAAGGGCTGATCCCGGGCGTCAAGGCGGTCACGGACGCGGACCGGATCGCCTTGGAAGCCGCGCGACCGATGCGCGGGGGCAACCGCGATCTTCCCGCCGATGGCCTGTTTGGCGACGCCAAGGACCAGACGTCGCTTTTCCGCATGAAGCCGATGACGTCGGCGGCGGCGGGGGCGACGCCGGGGCGCGCGGCGGGCGGGACGGCTGGGCCGACGCCGGCGATGACGCGGCTTTCCGAAGTGTCCGACCGGCTGGTGGAAGGCCTCAACGTCACGGTGCGCGATGGGCGGGTGAAGGCCGGGGCGCTCGGCACCTATGGCACGACAACGGGCGTGGTGCGCGTGCGCGCGGTGGGCGACTTCGCGACGCTGACGCACGAACTGGGCCATGCGATCGAATACAAATATCCCGCGACCGTGCGGCCCTTGATGATGCGGCACCAAGGGGAACTGATGCCGCTCGCCTATGACCCGAACGCCAAGACGTCGATCCGCCTGCAAGAGGGCTTCGCCGAATTCATGCGCCTGCTGGTGACGAACCCGGCGCACGCGGCGAAGCAGGCGCCGGGGTTTGACGCGGCGTTTCGGCAGGCGATGCCGGCCCCTGAAATGGCGCTCCTCGACGACACGGCGCGGGCCTATGCCGATTGGCTGGCGCAACCGTCGGACATCGCGGTGGCGTCCACGATCCGCTCGAACAAGCGGCCCGGCTGGCTGGCGCGGACGGCGGATGATCTCAGGCGCCACGGCCTTGCGGGCACCATCGCGGACCGGGTGAGCCAAGCCTATCAATTGCTGTTCGATGACCTGTCGCCGATCAGCCGGGCGGTGCGCGCGCTGGCACGCGTGCATGTCGACAAGACCGGCCAAATGATCGACCTGAAGGTGAGCGAGGACGCCTATAAGCTCGCCCGGATGGCGCGCGGGGCACACACGATCGGGCACATGGACATCATGCACGGGGTGCACGGCTATTATTCGGCCCTACCAGAAACCCCGTCGTTGCGGGATGCGATCATCAAGGCGAGCGGCAAGCCCAACGTGTTCGGCCGCTGGGATGACGCGGTGCTGACCGACTTTGGCGCCTATCTGTGGAGCCGGCGCGCGCTGGGGGAATGGGAACGCTTCAAGGCCGGCGATATCCCGAACCCGCCCGACAAGCTGACCGAAGGCGACCACGCGCAAGCGGTGAAGGATTTCGAGGCGCGCTATCCGACCTTCGCGGACGCGGCGCCCCAAGTGCATGATTGGGCGCATGGGCTCTGGCGGAAAAAGCTGGAAGCAGGGTTGATCACGAAAGAGACTTTCGATGAGGGGATGCGGATCAAGGACTATGTGCCGGGGTTGCGCTACTTCGATGAAGACGAGCTTGCCGGCGCGCCGGACGCCAAGGGCGGGCGGGATGGTCGATCGCGGATCGTGAACCGGTTTCGCGGCTCGATGCGCGATGTTATCAACCCGCTGGAAAGCCTGATGGCGGACGCCTACGAGACCGCGATGGCGATCGCGCGCAACGACGCGATCAAGGCGTTGGCGAGCCTGGCGGACCGCGTGGGCAATGATGGCGGCAAGATCGCCGAACGGATCCCGTCGCACAAGCTGACGGCGATGACGATCGATCCGCTTGAGGCGCTGGAAAGCGCCGGCAAGGCGGCGGGGCTTTCGGCGCCCGATCGCGCGCTGCTCGGCGCCGTGGCGGAAGCGGCGATCGGCGACGCCAAGGCGATGCTGTTTCGCCCGGCGATGATCACGCCGAACGGCGACCCGGTGGTGTTTTTCCGCGAGGGCGGGGAAATCAAGGCGCTGCAATTGGCGGACGGCGAATTCGGCCGCGACATGGTGGCGGCGTTCAACATGATGACGCGGGATGAGCGGAGTTGGTGGATCAACTGGCTGGCCAAGCCGGCCGCCGTGCTGCGGGCCGGCATCACCACGCATCCGACGTTCATTCTCGCGAACCTGATCCGCGACCAGACGATGGCGTGGGTGTTCTACGGGAAGCCGTTCGTCCAGGCGGCGAACCTGTTCGCGGGCGTCACGGACGAGCTGATGGGCCGCGAGGCGGCGCGCGGCTATAACGCCATGGGCGGCATCATGGGCGGGGAGAACGCATCCGCCGTGCGCGGCGTCGCCTATAACCGGGACATTCAGGCGGCGGGCAAGGCGGGCTTCTTCTGGAAATCGACAACGTCGCTGCAAGGCGCGCTGGCGATGACCGAACTATCCGAGACCGCGACGCGATTGCAGCTCTACCGGCGCTTCACCGACGAGGCGCAAGCCCGCGGACTGTCGCGCCCTGAAGCGATGCTCGAAGGAGCGTGGCGCGCGCGCGACCATTTGGATTTCGATCGGCGCGGCTCGGGCATGGCGGCGCTGGCGCGGGTGATCCCGTTCTTGAACGCGACCTTGCAAGGCACGGACAAGACGGCGCGGCTGATGTTTGGCCCGTTCGTGAAGAAACTACGCGGCGACGTCTTGACGGCGGACGAGGCGGCGCAACTGGGGGAAAGTGCCAAGGCCTGGGCGCGGCTTGGCCTGTTGACCGTCGGCGGCGTGGCGCTGCATGCGCTCTCCTCTCGGCACGACGACTATGAAGAATATGATCCGCAATTGCGGGCGGCGCATTGGGTGGTGCCGCTGAAGGATGGGTCGGATACGGCGCTGGCGATCCCCAAGCCGTTCGAGCTGGCGGTGGTGCTCAACGCCGGCGAAGCCGTGTGGGATGCGTGGGTGAAGCACGATCCGACGGCGGCGGAGCGCTATCGCGAGGGGCTGTTCACGGTGATCGCGCCTCCCTCGGTGATCGAGGATAATCCGCTGATCAAATATTATTGGGAGGTGAAGACCAACCGCGACACCTTCCGCGACCGGGCCTTGGTGCCCGATCACCTGTTGGCGCTGGAACCGTTCCTGCAATACACGTCGCGGACATCGGAAATCGGCAAGGCCGTGGGTATGGCGCTCGACGTCTCGCCAATCCTGGTCGATCACCTGGTGACGTCGTTTGGCGGCACGTGGGGGCGGACGTTCCTTTCGTTGTCGGATCAGGCCTCGGGCGAAAAGCCGGATTACGGCTGGTGGGACGCGGTCGGCACGCGGCGCTTCATTAAGGACGCCTCGCGCAATTCGACGTCGCAACGCGCGCTTTGGGACCTGGTGAGCCGGACGGATGGGCAATATTCGCGCGTCGCCGAGACCTATAAGGCGATGGCGCAGAACGGCGACCCGGACGGGGCGATCGCGTTCCTTGCGCGCCAAGACCGATCGGCGCGAGCCTATGCGACCGTCGCCATGATGGAAGCCAAGGTGAAGCGTATGCACCCCTTGAACCGGGCGCGCGACGCGGTGGGCGCGATCAACGCCGTGCGCAAGGATCTAATCAACAAGGTTGCGCGATCGGCGGACGGCGCGATTGAATTCACCCGGGCGGACATGACGGCGGCGGACGATATCCTGTCCGATCTCGCGGTGGCCGAGGCGCGCAACGCGCTGATCACGGTCGGCGCGCCGGGGTTCGCCAAGGTGCGCGCGCCAATCCCGATCGACACCTATTGGCGCGAGCTGGAAGCCGTGGCGCCATCGATCGCCAAGGCGCTCGCGGACGCCTACGCGACCAAGAAAGTTTACAAGGCGGACATCGTGCACAAGCACTGGCCGGACGTGGAACGGGCACTGCTGAAAGACGGGACGCGCGCCGACGTGGTCTTGGAAACCGCCGATGGCGCCTATGGCGGATATGAGTTCGACGGCGCGCGGATCAAGCCGCGCGAGCGGCCAAGCGTGCAATGGCCAGATGATTGACCGGCCGCGCGGCGCGACATGGTGGCGGCAACGAAGGAGAGTGGCCACCATGTCGCGCACGTCGCCCGCCGTTCTGTCCGTCTCCCCGGCCGGGGTGGCGCTGATCACGCAATTTGAGGGCTTCGTGCCCTACCCATATTGGGACCTGCGGCCCAAGCGCGGGGGTGGCTATGAGGAGTGGACGGGGGGGGTCGACCGTGACCCCAATGGTAAGGGCACGGTGACGATTGGCTACGGCCACACCAACCTTTCTGGCGTTGAGCCGCGCATAAAGCCTGGAATGCGCATGACGGAGCCCGAGGCGCGGCGGGTGTTGCTCAATGTGCTAAATGCGGTCTATGCGCCGGCTGTCCGGCGCCAAGTGGCGGTCCCGTTGGAGCAGCATGAATTCGACGCCTTGGTGTCGTTTACCTATAATTGCGGCGAAGGTGCATTGAAGCGCTCTACGCTTTTAAAGGTCCTGAACCGGCGCGACTACGCGAGTGTTCCAAAAGAGCTGATGAAGTGGACGCGATCGGGTGGGCGCGAGCTGCGCGGTCTTGTTCGCAGGCGGCGCGCCGAAGCGGAAATGTGGCGCGGGCTGGCCGGCGCATCGCATGATGGCGTGGTGGCGCCGGAACCGATGCCGCGCGGGCCGGACGTGGACGGCGCGCCCGCCCCCTCCCCGGTCAAGGATGGCGAGGGGCTAACCTCGATCATCGGCGTGGTCTCGACACTTGCCGGTGCGCTGACGGATTGGCGGATCGCGGCCGTGATCGCCCCCGTGGCGCTCGCGGTGATCGCCTATTTCGTGTGGCGGCGGACGCGGGAGCAAGGCGCATGATCGGCGGGGTGCGCTCACGGGTCGTCATGCTGATTGCGGCGGCGCTCGTGGCCGTTGGCGGGCTCGGCGGGGCCTACCTGATAGGGAGGGTGGACGGCCGCGCCGTGGCCGTCACGGAGCATCTAAAGGCGCGCATTGAAGCGGAGCGCGCGCGACAGGGGGTGGATGATGAAGTGCGGCGTCTGGGCGATGTTGATTTGTGCCGTCGGCTTGGCGGGATGCAATCAGACTGCGAGCGTTTGTGATGGCTGGCGCCCCCTCCGCCCCAAGCCAGCGACGGCCGCAGTTCTTGTCCAGTCGGATCGCCCCCTTGCCGAAGGGATCGCCGCCCACAACGAACACGGCCGGCGCGCCGATTGCTGGGACTGATGCCATGAGCGACGACACGCGCGACCGGGTGATCCGCATGGAAGAAAAACTCAAGGCCATGACGGAGCGCGTGACCAGTATCGATGAAAAGGTCGACCGGGGATTTGCCGAAGTGGAAGCGACGTTGAAGGATTTCGGCGCCAAGATCGATGCGCTGCGCGGCGTGGTCAATCAAGAGGTGGTGGAGCGCAAGACGCGCGACCGCATCGCCGTGCTGGGGATATCGCTCGCGCGATGGGCGGCCGGCGCGGTCATCGTGGCGGCGACAACGGTGATCACCAATGCCGACCGGATCGGAAAATGGATCGTTTGGCTCGTGTCGTGATCGTGCGACTTTTGCGCAAAAAATGCACGAAACATCAAGCTTGAGAAAGCTAAGTCTTTGATAATGTTTACGTTATAACTTACTCTTAATCAGCGGGTCATAGGTTCGAATCCTATTGCGCCCACCATCCGTTTTCTCAATTAAATCAATTACATAACTGAGTTATACAGCGCGGGCCGAAGCGCGAACGAGACGGGAACAAAAGTCGCACGAAAGTCGCACGTGCGACTTTTTCAGTTTCCGGTCTGTTCTGGCAAGTGGGTGATGCGCTCATAACGCTTGGCGGATTTGTTGTATGTGACATCGCCGGGGTGTGCCGCGAGATAGTCTCGGATGTCGATGCCGTGTATAGCTTTGGGTCTTGGCCACGCAGGATGTTCTCGACGATCGTCGCTGCTTCTTCGTGGGCAGCTTGTTCGATCTCTTTGTCGCGATTGGTGATCGCGCGCGGTCGACGCGATTTGCCGGCCGGCCAATGATACCAATCCCACATGTTATTCGCCCCCGCGTGTATAGGTCGGCGTCCAAATTTGAATGCACGTCGCTGAACTATGTTTCGCGATGCATTCGTCTCTCTCTCGGTTGTCGACAATCGCCACTTGGACAGAGAGGTTCCAAGCGCCGACAACGAAGCCGATAATCAAGCCGATTATAACGGCAACAAGCCAACCCCCCATGATCAATCCTGCCCCTTCCGAACGACGGGCCGCTCAAGCCCGATCAGCGCGCATTCCCCGATCACCTCGCCAAGGGTGCGGCCTTCAGCCTTGGAACACTCAACGAAGCGGTCATAATCGGACGGGCGGGTGTCGAGTTCTTCAAGCCAACGGTTTCGGTCAAGCATCGTGCTCTCCCGTGCGCGGGGTCGCATCAAGCAAGTGCTTCGTCGCGTCGCGAGCGATCACCAGCGGCTCATTGCGCCCGGTCGCCATTGCGTCGTGCCACATCTGCAATGCGCGTCGCATCTCTTGGAACTGGTGGCTGACGTGGTGGCACAGGGCATGCGCGGCGAGCTTGATGCTCTCCGGGTTCTCTTCCAGCTTCGGAAACTCGAGCCTGCCGTCTTGGTGCAGGATCAAAGCGGGGCCGACACTCTGGAAAGCAATCGTATACTTTTGGGCCCACTCGACAGACCCGAGCGGCGCGGTCAAAGCACTCTTTTCCATCTCTCATCTCTCCTTCTTTCGGCTCACCCGCCAACCCGCCGAACATAGAGAACGATGCTCATTCTCGTTTCGGCGCGGCCCTGTGGCATATGGCGCCAATCATGAACGACGCGGACGATTTCGAAATCTTGCCGCGAGTGCCCGCCGCCGGTCGCGGCGTCCGGAGTGCCGTCAATCCAATAATGGATCGTTTCTCCCGAGTGCGGAATGACGCACTCGCGGGGCGGTATGATATCTCCGATCTCGTCGCCAGTGTCGGCGTCAATGATGGCGATGCCGGAGAGGATTGAACTCTCGACCTCTCCCCTACCAAGGGGGGGCGGTCGGTAGGCCCAAGGTCCGGGCGTCACACCTTCCAGCCCCGCCCTAATGGCGGCGATCTTGTCGTCAGGCGACATTACTGGGCCTCCATTGCGGCACCAAGATTGGTGATAGCGTCTTCGATGCCTTCAAGGGCGCCTTCGATTGCTTCGATCGCAATGACCATGTTTGCGCCTTTTATGGAGTGTTGAAAGCTTTCCGGTAGATTGTCGTAAGCCTCTTGTTCCCCGTCTCTGACGTCGTCGATGTTTTCTTTCAGCGCTTCAAGCTTCTCGATGATCTCGGCAATCGCTTTCCTTCGTTTATCGTTCATCGTCTTACGCTCCCTGTGCCCACTTGGTGAGTTTGGTGATCGCCTGATCGGCGATCTGTTCATCCAGCAGCGCGTAGTGGCGCAGGATTTGGGTGGCGCTTTGGAGGCTGTGGCCGGTGATCGAGGCGATTTCCAAGACGGTGCAGCCGGCGCGGGCGAGCCATGTGACGGCGGTGTCGCGGAAATCCTGGTCGCGCAGGTCGGCGATCGAGGGCGCGGCCTTGGCGGCCTCGGCGCGGATGGTGGCGAAGGCCTTGCGATAGGCGTGCTCGTCCCATGGCGCGCGGGCGCGCTCGTCGATGATGGCTTCCGGGCGATCGATGCTGGCCGCGCGGCGGCGGGCGCGCGCGGCGGCGAGGCGATCGACCACGGCGCTCGCGAGGCGGATGGACACGGTGGCGCCGGTCTTGGCCTGGGTGATCTCGGCGCGCTCGGCGCCGTCGCGGGTGGTGATGATGAGCGCGAAGCGGTCGGCCTGGCGCTGCCCGGTCCAGACGGCGAGCAAGGCCATATCGGCAAGCTCGGGCCGGCCTAGGCGATCGGCGGCGGCGACGAAGGCGGCGATCTCCTGTGGGCTCGCCACGCGCACGCGCGGCGCGCTGGCGGGGATGCCAAGCCGCTCGAACGGATTGGGCCTGTCCTTCAGGGGGCCGGCGCGAAGCCGCGCGGCGGCGAACGCCATGGAACACAAGGCGATGACGCCGCGCGCGGACGCGTGGCCGATGGCGCCATTCAAGCGATCGTAAAGGGCGCGCGCCTCGGCGGGGCCGAAGGCGATGGCGAGCGCGGCCCATTGATCGGGCGCGACGTCTTGCAGGCGGGCGGCAAGGCCTGAGTACCATTTGAGCGTCTTGGGCGCGAGCGCGCGGGCGCTGGCGGCGCGGGCACCATTGGCGGCGCGGGCGGGCGCCTCGATCGCGGCGCGGCGAAGGGCGAGCTCGTCGGCGATGACGTGGCCAAGCGAGCACGGCGGCGCGGGCGGCGCCGGCGCGGCTCCGACCGCGAGCGGGGCGGGCGCCGGCGCGGCGCGGCCCGCGGCCTTGGCGCGGATGATGTCCGCTTCCTTGGCCAGGGTGACGGCGAAGCGGGTGGCTTCTTCCAGCGAGAACCACGCGCCGTCGGGGTGGCGAAGGTCGCGGCCCGCAAAGCCGAGGGCGCGCAGGCCCGGCCCGGGCTGGAAGCGGGGGCGGCCGTCGCGCCAAACGCAATGGCGGATTTTGACGGCGGCAATGGAACGGCGGCGGCGGCGCATGGCGGGCTTCCCGGTGGCGGACGGGGCGGCAAGGGTGCGCCGCGCCCTGGCGGATGGCAAAGGCGCGGCGGGTGGCGGATGGCTTCAGCCGGCCTTGCGGCTTTCGGCGTTAGCCTGTTCGGCGATCAGCACGGCGGCGGCGTCGCCGGCCAAGTGGGCGTGAAGCGCCTCGACGCGCTCGGACAAGGCGGCGAGCTGGCGGACTTCGTCCATCAGCATGTCGGCGATCATGGCGCGGGAGGCGATGAGGGCCTTGGTCCGCGCCTTGATGTCGGCGATCTCGTTGAGCGGGTTCATGGCTTAGGCTCCCCGGTGAAGGCGGGCCATCAGAAGGATGGTGATGGAAACGCCGATGGTGAGAAAGAGGATATCGGCGACGGCCTCGAAGCCGGCGACGGAGGCGGAAAGCGCGGCGATGGACGCGGCGGCGGTGGCGGCGGCAAGGCGCGGCACGGTCATGACCGCTTCCTTTGGCGCTTGCGGGCGTCGTGCGCGTCTAGTTCGGCCTTGGCGAGGGCGGTCGCCTTGGCGAAGCGGCCGGACCCGGGGATCTCGAACGTGGATGCGAAGCCGTGGTGCGCGAGCGTCCGCATCTGCGATATCGAGATATTGGCGCGGCCGGCATGGGTCCATTTATCCGGGCGCGACTTGTAGCGATCGGCGCCGGCCAAGGCCTCGAGCGCGCGCAGGGTGGCGAGGTCCAAGGCGACCGCGCCGTGGGCGCCGGCAAGCACGGCGGAGACGCGGCCGGCATTGGCGGGGATGGGCGCCGTGGCCTGGGCCTTGGCGATGTCGGGAATGGTGCCGGTCTTGTTGCTGCCGGTCGCGGACGCGAAGCGGGTCATGTCCGATGCTCCCGAATGTAGGTCTTTGCTTGGGCGGCGTCGTAGTACTCGCCGGACCATTCATTCATGATCTCGCCGTCGGCCTGGGACACCGCGTCGATCAGCTCGCACAGGGCGTCTTTGTGGGCTTCGGTGCGTGCGTGTTGCATTGCCCCCGTGTTCGTGCCGCCGATGTTCGCCCATTTGGTCAAGGCATCTAGAAGTGGGGCCGAAAAATGCCCCCACCCCTTAACACTGCCCCACTTGAGAAACAGGATCGGGCGGTTCTCAATGGTCCCATTGGTTGTCTCGGTCATTGCGTGATCTCCTTGGCGGGCGCGGCGCGCATGGCGGGGCTGAAGTCGCCGCAAAAGTCGGCGGCCTTGGACTTGGGCCAGCCGGTCGTCGTGGGCGGCAAGCAATGGCAGTTGCCAAGCGCCCGATCGGGGTTGTTGGGCGGGTGCCCCTCAAGGGGGCGCCAATACAGGCAACGGTCGCAGCGATTGGACATGGTTAGCCTCCGATCAAGATGTGGATGACGACGCCCGCGACGACGCCGGCCGCGAAGGACGCCCAAAAGGCCGCGATCTGGCGGGACCTGGTCGGCGCGGCGGGGCGCCACTGATCCTCGACGTAGTCCCGTGGCGCATCGCGGCCGACGTGATGCGTGTCACGCATGACGGCCTCCTTCGGCTTCTTGCTTCATCGTGCAACGCGGTAAGAAAAAGCCGCTAACCTTGCCGGTGCGCCGGTTCATGTGGCGAGCAATGCCAGCGACATCGTGAATAAGTGTCGCGTCGCTCGCGGCGAAAAGCTTCGGCCAATCAATTGGCGGGTTGCCGTTGACGCCGTCCGCCGCGCAAAGGTCCATTTGGAGACTTTCAAAGCCGCCCAATATATCGACCGCGCGAGGGGATATGCGCTCAATGACCACGCTGGCCTGGTCTTTACTGTCGGCGAACTTAACCATGACGGCCTCCCTCGATCACGGCGAAGGCGCGGCGGGTGGCGGCTTCGGCCTCGGCGTGGGCGGTGGATAGGGGGCGCAGGCCGGCCGATCGGGGGAGGCCGGCCTGCGCGGGCGCGGCCTGGTGGCCGGTCATTTCCGGGGAGGAGGCCGGAACGCCGGGGACGGCCGCGCGATCGAAGGGGGAGACGGGGCGGGCGCCTCGCGCGGTGGCGATCCACGCGTCAACGGCGGCGGCGGACCACCTGCCGGTGCCGGGGAGCGGCGCGGGAAAGCCGTGATCGCGCATCAAGACGGTGATCAAGCGCTCGCCATAGGACGGGGAATATTGCAGCGCGGCGGCGATCTGCGCGCGCGTGACCGTGGGCCGGCCAAAGGGGGAAACGGATAGGGACATGGGCTTTCTCCCAAAGCTGCGACGCAGCGATGGGAGGGAAGCTAACATGCAAATTATGATTTGCAAGTGTGCAAATTTAGATTTGCGTAAGGCGTGTGCCATGGCGAGGCGATGCGGGCGGATGACA